TAATGGGAAGTCTTTATCAAACATGTCTTTAGGCATGTCTTCAACCGGATAGCCTAACGCTATGTAAGCTTTATCCTTTGTGATTAGCGATTCATTCATAATAGATTCAACGGTCAGCTCAATAGCTGCATTGTGAACGTCGAAGAATGTAGCGTCATACTTTCCATTCTGTTCATCCAACACCATGCTTAAAGCGTAGATAGCTACGCCCATTGCATGATGCCAGTTAGGATGATCTGTTGCTATGTCATATGGTGAAGCATGGTCACAATGAAAGTCATCATCGTATCCAAACTCATCCAAATATGCTTGTGAATATCTACCCATTGGTTCCCCTTATGGTTATTAATGTGTGTGGTTCTTCATCCTTTGCACAGTACATATCAATACATGTTAGATGCCATACAAGACCATCATCCTTAATGACGTTAGCCGATTGCATACAATCTAATACATGCTTTGAAAGGTTATCTATGTCTGGCCTTTTGTCCTTTGGTATAGGGTTTGAACTGTCCTTAGCCCTAAGCAATCGCTTTGGCCTCTTGTGAAAAAACTCTATGACCATTTTGATAGGTCCATCTATCGCATCACCAAGGTGTGACGATCGCAAGATAAAGACGTCAGCTTCTTTCCGCTTCATATATGCAGCAGGTTTGTAGCTTCTTCCTGTCCTGGTAAATCGCTGTCTCGGTAATGCGATAGGTTGACCTTGTAAACGGTAGTGTCTAATCATCGAAGACAATACTGATGTTGTTATAGATGGTGCTTGCTGTGATCTGTATGTTGCTACAGTCCATCTCAGCAAGAGCGTTACAGATTGCACCAATGATTGCATAGTCTACCGTATCCGATTCAAACTTTATAACTGTTCGCTTCTTTGGTTCTTCTTCGATTGTTGGTGTGCTTGGTGGTACTAATTTAGTTTCTTCTTTCATTATCTCATTCCTGCGTAGTGTGTGTTATAAAGCCATTCTCTCTCTGATTGTTCCACTAATTGATCTCTGATTTCTTTCAGCTCATCAAGCAATGCCTTTCGGTACTCCTCATCTGGTAGATCCTCCAGGCCCATCTCCTCTTGAAGCATCTCTAATGGCATGTCTTCAAAGTCATTAAGCATTTTGTGTGCTTCTCTTGGGTCTGTTATTTGAGATGGAACATATTCATAATAGTTCATTGTCTTATTTCTCCTTTGTTGTGTGGTGTGTGGTGATCGCATTGAATCAAGGAAGTCACAAAAAATTAAGGCTTGTGACATCTCAATGTATGGGTTCATTTTATTGTCCTATTGTGTGTGTGATGGCCGTCAAAAATATCCATGCCGATAGGGGATAACAGCACGCTAAGATGGCAAAGGCGAAGCCATCTATATGTTCTTTAATTGATTGTCTGGTCATTGTCCACGTCCAAACGAATGAATAGTTTCTATCTGTCTCAGCTCATCATTCGATAGTGCTATGCCTTGCTTGTGCTTGGTCAGTACAGATTCAACCCGTCTGATTCCAGATGCTACAGTTGACCAGTTGCGACCAAAAAAACGGCCCATCTCTGTTAACTGTATCCTATCTTCGTGTAGCTTCATTAGATACCATGCTGTCTGCCTGGCTCTGCTAACCCTATGGTCTTTGCCTTGACGTTCAAACATGTATGATGGAACCTTAAACTTATCAGAGCAATGGTTTACAATGCAATGAATGAAACGTCTGAATGGATGCTGGTCTATTGGTATGATTTTATTTTCAGCTATGCGTTTCTGTCTGGGACTAAGAAGCTTTCTTAGCTTGTCGTTTTCTGTCTGAAGCTTGATAACTTTCAAATCTAACTCGTTAATCTTTTTAATATATGGGTTCATTGTCATATCCTTTTTGATTCATCGAAAGCATTTGCTACGAGCCAATCAATATGATCTTGAATCGCTTGCGGTATGATGTCGTTTTCTATTTCATCCCATGTCGTAGGCTCGATTACATGGTTAGCCATTCGACTTATGATATGTGCATGGTCCCATTCTGGAGGGCAGTTTGCAGTGTGTAGATTGACGTGCTTCATTGGTGGCTCAAAGCCTTGATCACAGATAGATTGTTCCGCTATCTCATGAAGATCGCCTATCTCATAGACGCCATCGGTGTGTCCCATACCGTCAAGCTTTTCCCTTAGCTTTTCAGCTCTGTGTTTTACTCCTTGGGATAATCCTGGCGAACGTCTGATGCCGTCTATTAAATCAAGCATCAGCTTATGTGTTTCTGTTGTGGTGTGTCTCATTTGTTCATGTCCTTTGTGATGATATTGTGTGTTAGTTGTTTGAATCGATTCATTGCTATGTACAATTCATTTTTAAAAAAGCGTTTCTCTTTTCGGTATTGCTTTCTTGTTGTCCTTTGCTTGTCTCTCTCAATGCTTAATAAAAAGCCTTCAATGGTTTCTATCTCAATGGTCAGAGTCTCAAGCGTTCTCTGTTCTCTCTCTGTCATTGTGTTGTCCTTGTGTTGTGTGTGTGTTCTCTTGAATAAGCCATATGCCTGACAGCATCCCATGAATGAAGTCGAATAGTTTTTGCTTAGTCATTTTTTTTGAATCGTCTATTCCGTTTCTTTGTAGTGTTACTCCTCCTTTCCGATAGGCTATAGAGAAACCAAACTTATTATCTGTTTCCTTGTTCAGATAGTCGACCAGTGATTGAAGCTCAGACATATTAATCCTTTGGTCTTTCATGCTGTCACCTCTTCGCTCTCTTCTTCGCTCTCTTCTTCGCTTTCTTCTTCGCCTTCGAGGATGTCGTTTATCTCATGATAAAACTCATCATTAATACATTGCTCGCCTAAAATATAGGCTGTCATATTAGCGACCTTCTCAGGACATGATATGTCCGTTGTTACTTCGCCGAAGTTAAACTCTTCATAGTCTTTGATTAATGCCATTGCCTCGAACGTCGAGCCCTTTAGCCATTGCTCAGCATTAAAATATCCTATGATATAATAGTCCATATTAAAAAGCTCTTGATGTAATCCACTATGAGCATCACCATATTTCTGTACAAGCTCTTCAAGTGATTCCTTTGTGGAATAGTCATGCGTTAAAGCTGACTTGACGTGGTTATATATGTCTTTGTGTTGTTCAAACATTTTATTGTCCTTGTGTTGTGTTGTGTGTTCCCTTGAGTGGGTGTCATGGCCTCAATGGATGAGGCCATTGCAACCAATCAACGAATTGAAATTGGGTGATGTGTTTCATATAGTTTTAGTTCGGTAGGGATGCTTAATTTAAAAGGCCTTCTATTCAGATGTTGAGTTAGAAGAGGGTGTCTATTAGACCATTTTATCGAGCACTTCATTCTCAGGGAGAATCTCAATTCGCGTAGCCTTGACTCTCCAAATGATAGCTTATTTTCAAGGCTTCTAATGTAGCATTCATCTCTTTCACCATTGCTATATCTCCAGTCATCGGAGCCAAAACTCAATTCATATTGAAGACTATCATAGACGTCACTTAGTCTCTTTATAAGGTTATCTATTTCTGTTTGAATATCTTGTATTGTTTTCATTGTGTTGTCCTTTTGTGGTGTGGTGTTGTGTTGTGTGGTGTTAGTATCCAAGCCATTCAAGTATGTAGCGTGCGTCATATGGCTTGGCCTCTGCTCCATGCTCTTCAATGAAAGCCTGGTCAGCTCCATGTTGTTTTAAAACTGATATGCAGGTTCTGTAATCAAACATGATTGGCTTCTTGCTGTCTAAAATATCTTCGTAGCTCATATCAAACCACCGCCAGAAAGAGAAGGAAGAAGGAGATGAAGAGCGCGAAGGCTATCAATGATTGGATAAGGATGTTGAAAGTATTAGTCATGATGTTGTTCCTTTGTAGTAGTGTGTCATTGTCTACACTACCAACCTATGGGATAGATTAATCATTGTCAACAAAATAATTTAAGATGAATGAAAATAAATCTCTAACCGTTGTATGTCGTTGTGATTGGTAAAACATATTTTGTGACAAGGGAACAAAATATACTCGACACCTCAGCTATCAAACCAGAGCTGAGGCAGAACTGAAGTATGTCGTCGACAATGGGTAGTCATTTGGGAAAAGTGGAGCCCAATAAATATATCTACCGGTAGGTTTGACATTTTGTCATTATCCAGTCGGTAGATTTGACACTTTGTCAGTCGTTGACATTTTGTCAATTGGATCGTGGTGGGACCCCCCCAATCGCGACCCCACCTCCCCAGGAGGGGACCCCTCTAAAAATACGCCCTAATTTTTCTTACCCCTCACAACGCGCTATACTGATTTTATGCGTATAGAAGATTTACCTAAAGACTTAAAAGATGAGCTTTTGGCTATACTGGAAGATCCAGAGAAGTTTATAAAGCTGTTGCATATACCGGATAAAGCGAGCAGTAAGCGTGTACGGTTTGACCCTAATTTAGAGCAGCTACGGTTGTTAAAGAAGCTAATAGGTCGTAAGCGTGTGATTGTATTAAAGCCACGTCAGATTGGTGTTTCTACATTGATTAGGGCTTATGCTTTGTGGCAGGTATATAAGACTGCTGATCCGTTGAAGTTTGGTGTTATTAGCTTTCATGATCGCTCTGCTAAGCATCTTAGGCGCATGGATAATACTCTATTGAACTCGATGCCTAAGTTGTTGCATCGTGAGTTATCGTTGAACAATACGACTACGTTGGAGTTTCAAGATACACAGGCTTCTTTGTGTTCATATACAGCGGGATCTAAGGGTGGTACTCGATCGTTTACTTTGACGGCAGCGCATTTGTCTGAGTTTGCTTTCTATGATGATCCAGAAGAGTTGTTAGCGCAGGTTACGGCTACTGTTGGTAACGGTCAGATTATTATAGAGTCTACGTCTAATAAGGCTGGTGATGCCTTTCATCGCTTGGTGCAGGGCTGTCCTGAGAATGGATGGGAGCTTGTGACCTTTTGGTGGTGGGAGCATGAAAAGTATAGGATGCCAGCACCTAAGAAGTTTAGACAGACAGACCAGGAGAAGGCTTTAGTAGAGCGTTATGGTTTGGATAATGAGCAGTTGTATTGGAGAAGACAGCAAATAGCGACACTGGGTATAGAGAAGTTTAGAAGGGAATACCCGGCATGTATGGATGATGCTTTCTTCTTTGCTTCATCGACGTATTTTAATCCTGATGATTTGCTGAAGATAGAAGCCATTCCTTTTACGGATACTGAGCGCATCTATGAAGAGCCATTAGAGCATGATCGTTATGCTATTGGTGTTGATGTTGCTGCTGGTGTAGGATCTGACTACTCAGCTATTACTGTAGTATCAATGTCTACTAATCAGCCAGTGTATCATTATCGCAGCAATACGATTAGCCCTACTGACTTTAGTGATGTGGTATTAAGAGTGGCACAAAAATACAATGACGCCAAGGTGTTGTGTGAGTCTAATAACCATGGACACGTTGTATTGTATCGCTTGCGCCATCTTGGGTATAAGAACTTGTGGCTATCTCACAAGGGTATGGATTGGACTACATCTGTTAAATCTAAACTTGATGCGTTTGAAACATTACGAGAATATGTTAACGCAGGTATGATTACCTGTTTAGATATGCAGGTATTAGCTGAACTAAGAGCGTTAGTTGTGTTGCGCGTCACACCAGAGGCACCAAGAGGTATGCACGATGATATGGCAATGTCGATGGCTTTAGCCTATAGATGCCTTCGGGATATACCCAGAAGATTGTTAACTAATGCAAGACGGAATCATATGGATATGCTAATCTCTGAACAACGGGCTAAGAAACTCCGAGATATGCCTATTCCCTGGACGGTTAACCGATGATAACGCCAAAAGTTGTAGAACTCTATTATGAAGATCACAAGAAGTATTGGGATGATTTACGCTCTGAGCTTAGACAATTACGAGCTGCATACATGTGTCGGTACTGGGACAAGTCACATACTCCTAATCAAATACTGATTGAGACTTCAAGGGCTTATGAGTTTATCGAAGGCTATGTTGCTTCTTTGTTTGCAAGATCACCTGCTGTTGTTGTTAAGGGAGACATTAGAGGCGATGGCGATCCAGAGAAGGTACAGGCCATTGTCAACGAGTTCTTAGGACATATTAGAAACCAATTAGAGGATGCCACCAGATTAGGATTAATCAATCCTTGTTCATTTTTAAAGCTGGTGCCAAATGATCACCCTGATCCATACAAGCGTGTGTCGGTATCTGCGGTGGCTCCTTGGGATGTATTGGTCGATACTGATGCGCAGTCTTGGAGCAGCCAAAGATTTGTAGGCCATCGTTATTATTTAACTGAAAAAGAAGCTAAGAGTCGTTACGGCAATAAGAAGTTTAGCCCACATCCATTGATTAGATACTTAGATCAAGATGCTGAAACGGTAAACCTTGGCTACAACGAAGAGAAACCACCAGAAGATCCTAACTTTCAATACGTTGAGATTGTAGAGTTTTATGATATAGAGCATGATCGCTTTCTTGTTTGGAGCCCAGACTATAAGAATGGCGAAAAGTTTGTAGCTGATGGCATTATGCTACCAGAAGGACCAGACGGTGAGATCAAAGAAAAGAAATATGACCAAATACCCTTTAAGGATAGTGCGGGCTATCCCCTTGCTCCTATTGTACCTCTCTATTACAGCCGCCAACCGGATGTCCCGATGCGAGGATATTCCAGTTTAAGAAGAGTATACGATCAAGTCCAAGAGCATAACATTATTAGGTCATACCAAGCATCAATGGTAAGACGCGCCGCGCGGCAATGGATTGTAGAGTCTGGCGTTTTTGATGCAGAGTGCATGGCTAAGCTTTCACAAGGTGTTGATGGTGAGTTTATAGAAGTTGAACTATCCCCTGGGCAGCAGTTGTCGGGTTCAATTATAGCTGTTCCACACACGCCAGTACCTAATGAGTTGCAAGCTTACGTCCAACAAGTACAGACAGATTTTGAACGCGGATCTGTACTCGCACCATTTACAAGAGGCGAATCAACCAGAGCCACAGCCACAGAGATAACTGCATTGGCTGCATACTCTTCTTCTGAAGTAGGTAGATTGGCCAGAGAACGTGACGCTGCTATAGAAATGACCGCTAACATTTATTGTTCGATGCTAAAATTGTATCTTAAAGATGAAGGCGACATGATGGTATTAAACGGATTGCCAACCATAGTTAATTTTAAAGACTTTGATGGTGACTTTACCTTCTATGCACAGGACTCTGGCGCTACTCCTGTCTCAGAAGCCATTAAAAAACAAGAGTTTATGGCTGCATTACCTACCTTGATTAATATGGGTGTACCTCAAGACAAGGTATTAGAGGAATTGGTACGCTACCTTGACCTACCACACTCCTTTTTAGAGCATCTTGCATCAGCACCACAGTCTCCAGATCCCGCAGCAACCACAACAGCAGAAGCGGGTGTTCAACAATCCTCTGGTCTTGCCCCTGGACAGCAACCCAGCCCAGAAGATATAGCCATGTTCTTACCAAATGCTTAATCCACGCCCAAAACTGTTAGATAAATTAGAAGAAATGGGGTTTGCCGTCTTCGAAAACGGAGACTACAACCTAAACATTATAGGTGTACGCAAACACCTGGGAACTGCCAACAAGTTTGATGATACATTGGTGGTTATCTACAAGAAATGGGGGTTATGGCAAGAAAAACGCTACGCTATTACCACCGATCCAGGGATATATTGGCTGCATTTTCCTATGCGGGTAGAAGGTACGGCTATATTGGTGCATAACAAGCAATATAGGGGCGCATGGAGGCTGGCAAAGCATAGAGGAGTCTACACAGCCCTATGTCAACGCAAGCCAGTGCAGGTATTTAGGGACAATGACAAGGACTCTATCCATGACATGGAGCCTGACAACATACATGAAGGACTATATGGGATCAATATCCACAAAGCTGGTAGACATTCTGAAAATGTAAACAAATGGAGCGCGGGCTGCCAAGTTTTTGCTATTACTGAAGACTTTGATGAGTTTATAGACCTGTGTAAAATGCAAGAGAAGATGTTAAAAGCCGAAACCTTTACATACACACTGTTATTAGAAGAATAGTATGCCCATATACGACTATAAATGCCACACATGCGACATAACAGAAGAACATTACATGTCTTTTGATGCAGAAGATGTAGTTAATTGCGAAGAATGTAGCGGTGTTATGAAGAGATGCGTCACATTATGGGCCAATACCCCAAGCAGATGGGGCGATTCTCATGGTTATTTTGATCGTGGTCTTGGTACATATGTAAAGTCTAACGTGCATCGTGATAAGATTATGAAAGAGCGCAACATTAGACCCGTATCTCAACAAGAGATTGACGAAGCGCAACACGAATCATACACTACTCACAAACAACATGAAAAAGATGTGGTTAAGTTTCAATCGGAACTGGCTAAACACAATGATACAACCAAAGCAATCGACAATACGTTTGCGACTCAGGAGATATAATGTCTATACCCCAAGATATTCAAGCTGACATTGATGATGTTGCAGCGCAAAAAGAAATGATGGCCGTCGATGATATGATGGACATGGCGCCAAGAGGACAGTTTGGCGCACAAGCTTTAAACCGTTTGGTCGATGAAGTTAATAAGCTTTTACCTAAGATGGGTATGCCTCTATACCCTACATTCAGCGAAGATATAACTGTATTCCCGCCTGAGTTTGTAGATGTTCTTACTGGTATTGCGGACATAGCAAGTCAAGCTGGAATAGAAGCACCATTTGATTTGTCTGCTGTAGAGTCAGATCGTGATCTTGCTATGCTTGCTGGACAAGTAGCACAACTTGCAGAAGATGAATCTTTACTTGATTTTATTACTAATCAAATGGGTCAAGAACAAGAAGAACCTGTTGCTGAAGAAGTGACTACGGAAGAAACGCCAGAAGGCCCTGTTGAAACTGATGATGAT